GAAGGCAGTTATGACTATGATTATAAGGAGATAAAAAATGGCGAAGAAAAAGTCGACAGTAAATAAAGCAGGTAACTATACAAAACCTGGTATGAGGAAGAGAATGTTTAACTCTATCATGGCTGGGTCAAAGGGTGGAAAACCTGGACAATGGTCAGCAAGAAAAGCCCAGATGTTAGCTAAAAAATACAAAGCTGCAGGTGGGGGTTACAAATAATGTTGAACTTTATTAAAAAAATTTTAGGTATATCTGACCTAGAGTATCAAATACGATTAATACAAAGACAAAACTATTGGAGGAATAAATACAAAAGATGAAAAAATCACGAGCAAAAATAAAAAAAGTTATTAAGGGTTTAAAGGGTGCTGTTAAGGCACACACTGGCCAACACAAATTATTAGCAAGTGCTTTAAAAGGTAATGGCAAGAAAAAGAAAAGAGCCTAGTAAAGGCACAGGAAAACACCCAGGAAAAAAACATGGTAGAAGGCTTTACACTGACGAAAACCCTCGTGACACTGTTGGAATCAAGTTCGCAACGACAGCAGATGCGAGGAAAACAGTGGCAAAAGTTAAAAAGATTTCTAAACCATTTGCTAGGAAAATTCAAATCCTAACTGTTGGCGAACAAAGAGCTAAAGTCATGGGTAAATCGCAGGTAGCATCTATATTTAAAAAAGGTAAAGAGGCTATACGAAGGGGGAGAAAAACATAATGGCACTAGCAAAACGTCAAAGGAGTTTAAAAGCATGGGGAAAGCAAAAATGGAGAACGAAATCTGGCAAGAAATCTTCGGAGACTGGGGAAAGATATTTGCCAGAGAAAGCTATCAAGAGTCTATCATCTGCAGAGTATGCAGCAACGACAAAAGCAAAACGCCAAGGAACAAAAAAGGGCAAACAGTTTGTGAAGCAACCGAGAGGGATTGCAAAAAAAACAGCTAAATATAGGAGATATAGTTAATGTACGGAATGAAAAAAATGAAGAATAAAAAAAAAGTAACAGGCAATAGAAAAAAATTAGATATGGACAGAGATGGTAAACTTACTAAAAGAGATTTTGCTATGTTAAGAAATAAAAAAAAAGGTAGAGCATAATGCCAGGTAAGGGTTTATATGCTAACATACATGCTAAAAGAAAGCGTGGTGGCAAAATGAAAAAGAAAGGTGCTAAAGGTGCACCTACTGCTGCAAACTTTAGAAGAGCAGCAATGACAGCAAAGAAAAGATAATGGTAGCAAAAAAATATCAGAACCCATCAGGTGGACTGAATGAGGCAGGTCGTAAGTATTTTAAAAGAACGACAGGTGCTAATTTAAAAAGACCTAGTAAAAAAGTTGGAAACAAACGTAGAGCTAGTTTCTGTGCACGAATGAAAGGTATGAAGAAAAAACTTACATCAGCTAAAACAGCAAGAGATCCTAACAGTAGAATTAATAAAGCATTAAGGGCTTGGAACTGTTAATATAAAATAAAAAGGGGGAGCCACAAGACCCCCCCATCGCAGGTAACAACAACAAAGACATTTAGAGTTTTACTCTAAGTGTCTTTTTTTTTGGGTTGATTGATACAAAGATCTATCTCCCCATCTTTTTGTCCAGAGATAACTATTAAATCTTGAAGTACATCTCTCAACAAAATCTATAATCCTGTTATGCCAAAACATCTTTCTAAATTTTTTGTATAATTTGTCTGATATCAGTTTCAAGTTTTTTACCTACAGAGTTAGCATGATTAATTACAGCAGCACATAAGTTGCCATGGTATGGATAAGATTTTAAAGCCTCTCTAATTTTACCCACAGGCTTACCCCCATAATCAATCACGATTGCATTGTCTTTATTTAATCCTATCTTTAATTCAAATAATATGCCAGTAAATTTATCTAAATTATTTTTTTCCAACATCTTTATCTCCCTCTGGATTAAAAGGTTTAAGTTTAGCCATCTCACTCATTATGTGAAATACCTCACCATATGGCCTTGTCATTAAATATTTCATAATGTCTTGTAATTGACTAGCAGTAACAAGATATTGTTTTTGTTTTGGTTCCATCTTTACCTCCTATTAAAATGGTATATCGTCTTCATTAGGGTAGTGTGTATCTATTGCTTTTATTTTATCATTTGCACATGATATTGCATTTAATTGTTTATCTATCTCTTCAGCAAACTGTGGATGTTCTCCTATACCTACAGGTTTATCTAGGTATATTTGTATTGTAGCTTTTGCTATATCTACTTCTGCTTCATACTTTTTTTTCAAAGCATCTAATATATCTCTACTCATTACTCTGCTCCTATAAATTGATAATATTTATTTTCTATTAAATCCTCATCATCGAAATAAGGATTTGTTTTTGCTGCTTTGCATTCTCTAGCATCTCTTATGGTTTGATTTAATGTTCTACCATCACGCAGACAACCTGCAACAAAATCTTCTACTGCTAGTATTGAATGTTTAACTTGACCCATTACTAACCTCCCTGACTAATCTATTTAAATACCACTGTCCTTTCTGTAAATCTTCTAATGGTTCTCCTTTAAATTTATATCTAGAAACATATTTTAATATATTACCTTTTAGATATCCATGAAACTCATCACTAGTCATGCAATCACGAATGACATCAATAGTTTCTTTTTTACCATGTAGATAGTGTGGAGGTGCATTTACATTATCATATACAGTTTCATTCTCATATGATATATCATGACCATGATCTTTTTTATGTATGTATGTTCTTTTATCTTTTACCATATTCTCTCCTAACAGTTTTTATATCTATTAACTCCATATTATAATTACCATCTTTCACTTCTCTTTTAACAATTAAACCACTCCACCACATATGTTGAGTATCTCTAGCAAAGTGTTCAGTGTGATTTAGATAACATCCTGCAGATAGTGCATGTAATTTTTTACCACTAGGTAATGTAGATACTGCATAATCTAACAAATGACTATGCCCTACTGTAGCAGAAACTTTATGTTTTGTCAATATACTTCGAGCAATATTCTCACCTGATATTGCAGATCCCATGATACCAGAGGGTAAGTGATGTGAATAATGCACACCATCTACAACTTTTATAGCTTTATATTTAACTTCTTCCCAACCATGTTGTTTAAATTTAAGATCACTAATCTTTAAAGTACCATCAAGTTCTGGATTCTCATCTACAAATCTGTCAATCCTATCCTCATGATTACCATGAATCATAATCTTCTTAGGTCTATGCTTACCTAATCCTCTGTTAAATAAAGATAATGCTTCATGTGAATGATCCATATCTTGTTGATATCTTCTACCTTCAAAAGATTTTTTACCTCTATCATAAGAGGATAAAGAATCCATGAGAAACTTTATAATCTGCTGCTAATCTACCTGCCCACAGAAATCTATCATTGTTTGCTTTAGGTGTACAATGAGGGTCACCTATAACTAAGTGCGTTGCCATTAGTTTAACTCCTTATCACGTTTTTGTTTTAAGAACTCAAGAAAATCTACAACATTAGAATCATCATCAAATTCTGCAACAGAACTAATTGTCATAGTTTTATCATTCTTTTTTTTGTCTTCAGCAAACCCACGAAGGCCCCACAAGAATGTTGAATGAGGGTCTGTAGTTGCCATCTTTATCATGCCTCTAGCTATTGTAGAGCATAATTCATATTCTTCAGTTGTCATTTTAGATTGACTATCCATAATAATTCCACAAGTAAAACCTTTTGCCCAAGGTGTAATTATTACTTTAACTGAGTTAATTGCATTAAGTTTATCTTTTTTATTCATTCCAATACCTATTATGATTCTCACTATTATAATCTAATACTTTATGTTCGTATCCTCTTTTCATACTTTTTCTACCAAATTCATCTGCTTCTTTTTCTTTATCAAAGATAGTATTAGTAAATAGTTTATAATCTTTATCTTTTTTATTTTTAAATACTATAAAATATAAATGCATAACATAGAGTCAATGATGACTAGACCCCTCAAACTAATCACCACTGAACTCTTTTGTCTCCTTGTAGAAAGGAAATCTATAATTCTGTTTTATTATTTGTTTATACTTTCCCATACTTTTATAGCTGCTTTTTTAATATTATTATCCCAGTAAAAAGGGCTAGGATCAGTGTTTAAAGGTGTTACCTTTATGGCCTTTTGTAT